GTCTACCCCTTATCAGTCTAGTGAACCATGAGGTTCAGTTCGTCTGGTCTCGAAATGAAGAGAGGATTGTCTTAGCCATCCAAGATGGATATCCCCTCATGTCTTGAGTGTACCAGTATGGTGAGATAGCCCCTAACCGACTTAGGTCACCACAGCAACGCATGAAACCACTTGCGATGGGACCTGCATGGGACATACCTGCTCCAGACTTCTTGTCTGGAATACCACCATCACGTTCAACTTGACGCTTGAGAATACTCAATAGCGGCAACCAACAGTGCACCAACTTTCCACCGTTGGCGACAATACGTTCATCGATTTCACGCGCTTCGTTCATGGAGAGGTTAGACCCTCCTCGGAGAAGATTGGCGTATACGATCTCGCCAACGTGAAACCGATCGACTACTACTAGCGTACCAGTTTCTGAAATCTCGATGAGATCGTCAAGCATGATGTCGTAGTGCAGATATGGCGGAATATCAGTTGGTGGTGGGCCGTTGTTGATTCGTACAACTGGACCGTCAAATTCTGCTTCAATAGCGTCAGCAAGGGTGGACTTACCGACGCCATCAGCTCCTTCCAGGAAGATCATCACTAGCTTTAGCTCTCAAAAGAGAGAGCAGAGACCATGCCGAGCACTGAAATTCCGGTAATAGTAACTACCGTGCTAGTATCACCGCCAAGTGATACTGCGTAAAACGCCCCACCAGAGATAACAACGATACCAAGTACCCCAAGGGCCATCAAAATGGTACTTTTATTCATCATCTTTTACTCCTGCGCTTGTTCAACAGCAGTCTCAAGATAAGCCTTGGCTGCGATGAACTCTTCACTACTGGTATGGGCGTCTAGGTACGTTGCGAGATTATCGTACAATTCTGGCTGTTCGTCACTATTAGTAATATGGTACTGCGTAATCATAGCCATCAACTTCGGTTTATTTTCCGTGTCAGCGAAGTGATCTACAATCGACTGCATCAACGGAGTCATCCTGCAATCTCCTTGGCGTCAGCTGGAACACGAACCTTCCAGGCAATGTTGCGAGCCGCCTCGGGATGCATGGCACTGAACACACACGACAAAGTGTGTGGACTATGGTAGTTAGCCAGACGATTCCAGATTTCAATCTCCTTATCATCCATAGCACGAAAAAGATTACGAAGATTACTGAATGTCCCGTACTCTTCCATCACCTCACATCCGCGCTTTTCAAAAGCACGACGTAGTTCAGACCGCTGCCATTCATAGATGTGGTTCTTGGCGATGAATCCGCCATTGACTGGCGTAGACAACAGAATCATCCCATCTGCACCATCCTCGCGCTCAGGCTTGCGGCGCGCATAACGAACCATTCCATCTAGGAATCGCTCGCCGTCAGGCTTGTCCATGTGCTCAAGTACTTCAAAGGAAATGACGACGTCAAACGTCCAATCAGGAACTTTCTCCGGCTCGTCAACAGCATTCGTCTTACTGAGAATCTTGGTCTCAATGCCGGAAACGCGTGGACGGTACTTGATTTGATTCAGGTCTACGGCGCAATACTGCGAAGGCTTGTAGTGCTTAACGGCGCTATGGTCGCAGGTAAGCGTACGGAACAGAGGAATTTCTTTGCCACATCCCATTTCCATGATTCGAACGCCGGCTCCAAAGTGTTCCTTAACGACCTTCATCGGAAAACCATACCTGATTGCGTGAGCTAGGTAGTCACGTCCAATACGGTATGCCTTCTCAGGGGAAAGATGAGACTTATCGAACCGATTATCATCGGATCGTTCAGTTGGTGCAGCCCGGCTATGCGTCTTCTGTTCAAAGTACGGCTCAGCTTCCTTTACCGGCAGCCAATTATGCTCACCATCATCACCAGGCTCTGCCTCTCGGCGAAACTGACCGGTTCGAAGACAAACAAATCCTACGACGTCACTCATAACGCTTTCCCCTCTCTGTGATTGTTACTGTGGTAAAGTACCACTAAGGTGAAGTGCTCACCACTTCGCTAGTTCGCTGGTGGGCGCTCTTGCGAAGATTCTTCGTCATCAGAATTCATCTGATCGATCTTACTGTTGACGGCGTCAAGGGCTTCTTGAGCCTGATTCTTGAATTCGCTGACATCAAAATCGTCTGGCAACTTAACGCTAAAGAGCTTCGCCATCATCTCTGGGTTCTCAGCATTCAGAATCGCTTCGACAACCATAAGTGGAACGTCACCCCACCAAAGATCAGTAGGCTTGTAGTCTCCACCAGTTGCGCTAGAGAACACGCGAGCAGCCTGATTGATGGACACACCGCCAAGCTGACCAGTAACACTGGTAATACCAGCAGCGGGTTCATTGTCTCCCCACTCTGGAGATTCGATTACGATCTTCCACTTAGTGATACCCATCTCGATAAGAACACGGTCTAGAAACGCCATACGTTCTTCGTGGTGCGGTCCAAACCTCAAGCGATTTACTACTGCCCATGCTGCTGATGCCGTGGCAAAATTGTACGAGTCAGACCGTCCAAGTAGAACAGCTGGAATACGTTCTGCTTCAGAGAACCTTGCGGCTAGACTATCCTGTAGTCCTGATTGGTCAAGAAGCTCCTTAGGTAGCTTGGTACTTAGCTCATGGAGCACAAGCTTGCCACGGTCATCACTGTTGTTACCAAATGGCAACTGACCATTCATATTTGCAGCAGAATCAGATGGCATCAGTGATAGAGTAATCAGTGATGCAAGCCCTTCACGGCCGCGACCAAGTGTATCGATCTTACTTACTGCAGAATTTGCTACAGCATCATCAAACGGGCGGTTAGCCGCGGCAAGGATTACACTGTGTAGACCGGACTTGAGGTAGCTAAGCACGAGCTTAACATGCTCTTCAGCAGCAGTAGCCGCGTTCATTTCAGAATGCCACCCACTCCATCCGTACGGGTATGCTCCAGGAAACGACGTGCGCCAAGCCATAACTTCAGTCGCGGGTGTAGCACCCTTGGGTAGGGCTCCCGGCTTGTACTCTCCAGGTTGACCTGGCTTAAGAGACGGTCGATGTCTATTACCGGTAGAGTATTTTCCGGTCTTAGCGTCCATTGCACGCCAATCACCGTATTCCTTGAACCAACGAGATCTACCACCGGACAGGGAGACCTTAAGCCGTCTAAAATGCCGTGGTTCTTCAATCCAGTAAATCGTACCGTCTTCAAGAGCTACTGGAACAGGAACCTTTGTTGCTGCTTGGTCTGGCTTGGACCATTCGGCATTAACAGCTTCAAACCTAGCGAATCCACGTGGCTTGGTAGGCATCGTCTGCTTAGCCTTACCCACGTAGGTTTCGCGGATGACTACCACGCCACCCCAACCGAGGATTACGCGATCAAGCTCTTGTTCCTTGAAGCCAGCACGCAGTGACTTAGCACCACGTCCCAAGAAACCAGTTTGAACAAGTACCTGAAGCCGGTTACGTTCTTCACGTACTTCCGGCTTCCAAGTCTTAGGCTTATCAAGATCGAATTTATCATCCTCCATCATGTTTACGTCAAATCGCGGTTGTACCGAGTAGTGTGTTCCAGCACAACCTTCAGCGACGACGTGACAGACAGCCATCAGAGCACCGTTCTGCTTAACCGCATGCAGAACTAGCTTTGGATCAATTGGCTTACGAGTCATTGCTCCAGTAAACATCTGATTGATGTCGCCTGGCTCAGAACCGGGAAGTTCACCCGGCCGATACTGCAGATTGATGCTCTGCGAGCCGAGAATTACCGCGGCTTCAGAGGCGACGTAATCAGGCATTGATCGATTCTCCACGACGGGCGGTAATCAGCTTCATCGCAGCGATGATATCACCGTTACCAATCCGTTCGGTATCAGCAAGGTTCAATGCCGCGGCAATAAGCCCTCGCAGATCGTCATAAGACCAGTTGCTAGAACTGCGGACGACACTCTGTAGAGTTCCATCGTCAACGTCGTCTTCAACCAATTGACGCTTAAGGTACTTCATACGTAGGTCAGGGCCAGGAAGCGGGACTTCCAAAATCATATCAAAGCGACGGCGCATCGGACCATTAAATGGTTCCGTGCTATTGGACGTGACTACGAAGATAAGTCCATCCGTACTACCCATTCCACTAAGCGCAGTTAGTAGAGTGTGTCCAGTAATTCCAGTTCTGTTTTCAGAAGCAAGAACCTTTTCGAAGTCATCTAGAATTACTACAGCCGGGCCCTTACGCTGTGCCCAACTAAGAAAGTTCTTGAATGTACGACCGTCAGCGTATCGATCAGTGAAGTCAAAAGACACTGGTGTAAGACCGAGTTCAGTTGCCATCCATCGTGCTAGAGACGTCTTGCCAGTCCCAGCTGGACCGTTGAACAAATACTTACGGGTCCATGGCAACCGACGCTTCTGAAAGGACTCCTTCTTATCGAGAAATCCCTTAACGTCGTTAACGATAGATGTTTTTACGTAGTCATCCATGATAATGTCGTTAAGGGTCATTGGACTGATACGCTCAGCCCCACCGTTATAGACTTCCATCATCATGTTGGCTTGACTGATGAATCTAGTTGCCGTGTCAGCAGCGTTGACGAGTCTCATCCATGGTTCGATAGCCGTTTTTGGAATCAGAGCAACGTGCTCATTCCATTCTTCTCCAGTACGCATCATTTGATGCCTAACCGGAACGATATAACCTACTGGGCCTTCGTTAGCATTGTGCTGAGCGAACCTCAACTTCATCGCCGCGCCATCGACTACAGGATGTACCCCACGGAACGAAATTCCTGGAGACTCTAGATGGCTAACGGATACTGCACCACTCAGCTGAGTGAAGATCATCTTCGCTTCTTCAGGTGTACCAAGAAGCCCGCTAAGATCGCTAGAAGCGACCAGCCAGTATACAAGCTGATCAACTCCACCCTTAAAAACGATGTGACTAGAATCCATAACGGCAGGAAGGCCGAGACTTTGAAGCATCTGCTGCAAAGACTCTCGATGCAACCAATTACGCTTTTGAGTTACAGACGGGTACATCAAGAACCTCCTCGACTACTCTGTCAGGTTACCACATTCGAACTAGTTCGTCCAGCTCTCACGGCTTCGTACCATCTCGCTTGCACAAGCGATAAAACGGGCAACGCTCACATACAGACGGGTCGTCAGTTGCTTCAAACTTATCACGGATAGGGATGTTTTGGTCTAGATCACCATCTTTCAAGCGATCGGCCAGATCTTCGGCAAAGAGATCGATGATCATCCCAGTTTTTTCGATGTCTTCATCGGTGATGCGAAAATGATCTACTTGCACGTTTTCTTGACTGATGTATGGAATTACAGAATGGACGGATGACCATCCAAGACCGTTAGCCCACATTCCGTACAGTTTAGCTTGTAGTTTGTCTTTCTTACGCTTGCGGCCAGTCTTCCAATCCACTACTATGACAGAGTTATCACTACCACGAATAACCAAGTCCATAGCTACCCAGACTCGTAACCCTGACCTTCGAAAAGACATCAAATCTTCGACCATAACTATTTGCCTGTAGTTATTGATCGCGTGTCGCAATATGTTCCTAGTCTCATTACCAGTATCGGCTTTGTACCAGGAGTTATCCTTCGCTAAAGAGTGTAATTTTTGCTGTATCCGCAGCCAGACATTCTCCCAATTTACCGGTTCGCCGTCAATAATTTCTGATAGCTGTAGCCTATGCTTCGGATTGCCAGAGTGTTGATTTAGAGCTTGGTCTTGCCCACGTGCGAACATACTTCGTGCGTGGGCAAGCATCACCGGTTCTATGTCACTAAACTTACGGCCTTGCCTAGCTTGATCGAGGATATGCTGTGCAGCCTTATGGATGATTTTTCCTGACCATGATGGTATCGTCTCAATAAACTTAGCCTCGTAGTTCTCCTCAGCTGTTCTGTCAGATGGAGGCTTATTACCACGCCACCACCCACCCCATGAAGCATAAGTCCACCGATAGTATTTCAGTGGACACTCTGCAATCATCGTTGCTTTAGAGAATGAAAACGATGCTTCGTTCTTAAACACTATGCAGCCTCAGACTCGCTAAGTGGCATCTTGATATCGGGGTGCCGCTTAGCCCACCAGGCTTGACGCTCCTTTAGAGACATCTTAAGCGAGAGACGTTCTCCACGACTACGCCAGTCAATCGCCTGCATCCAAGAGTTACGGTGACTTGGCTCACCAGTTAAAGCCGGAACGGTTCGTACTCCTCGTCTAATACCATCTGCCAAGACTCTACCCAAAAATGCGGCATTATGCGTACACAGCCCGCGACCAATTTCGGCATACGCCTTAGACTTTGGTGAGAACTCGTAGTCAAGCGGAAACCCCATGATGGTTGCACACTCACGCGGCGTGAGATACCTGTCTTCTACTGGGTGGATGACGGTATGGCCGCCTAGAATATTCGGTGATGGTCGATCAAGGCGACCACGGGTGTGCGTGAATCCCGGCCTAGAAGAACCATTCCATTTTGCGCCACGAGGCCGATAATGCTTATGCATCAATTCATCTGCCACTTCACGTAGATGTGATCCTGGAGGGCAGTACGGCATAATGGACCTGAACGCACCAAAGTAGGTATTCTTGTTGTTAGGAAGATCACCACCGTTTTTTACGAGCTCTAGTGCGTCTCCAAGAGTCTTGGAACCAAGATTGTCTGCAGATTCGTTATTGTAAACGCCACGCCAATCTAGATCGTATTTACTAGCTACGAAATGGAACCTTCGTCGATCTTGGTATCCACCATGAATAGCGGATGTCGTTAGAAACGCATAACACCTGTATCCAAGGGATCTTGCTCTAAAGGCCATCGCGTCTAGAAAGCTACGTTCCTTGCTAAAGATTGCTGGAACTAGCTCCCAAGTCCAGATGTCTGGCTGAAGACGGAATGCTGCCTCGTACGCTACGTACCGTGTGTAGCACATTCTGTCATCACTAGATCCTTCGTGCTTCCCAGGCCCAGCATAGGCTACACACGGCGGATTCGCATAGAAAATACGAGGTACATTACCCGCACTCTTTAGCTCATCAATGAATGACAACCAATCTTCTCCGTTAGTGGACCTGTTAAGATACCCGTCTTTGAGAGGGATATTAGCAACCGGCCAACGTTGGCGT